GCCTTGTACGCCCGGGCAATATCGGCCTCGGTAAGTTTCTGTCCCGCAAACATCATGCCGCACCTCCCGGTGCCACTCCGCCAGCACCCATCAACGCTTCCATCGGAGAACCCGGCTGGGGGGCTGTACTCATAGCCTTGCCAGCATCGGCACCAGTTTTCGCTAGTTCCGCCTGTTGCATCATCTGTTGTATCTTCGCTCTCTGTTCGCGGATCTTCTTGACTTCCTCGTCGCTTCTCACGTCTTTCTCGGGCATCCCGTGAGCGTTCGCTAAATCTTCCATCACCTCGTCACCGTTAATTCGATCAACAGAATCGGGCCAATATGCGGCGACCTTATCAGCAGTTTCCAGGAAACTCATAATCCCATGAGTCTTGAACAACATGCGTTGCGCCTGATACAACGGCCCTAGATACTCGATGTCCAGCTCCGTGGCCCCAAGCTCGTACAGAATATCCGGGGGTTCCGGGAGTCTTCCAGCTTTTCGGGCCAGCATAGCCGAGCGTTCGGTCAGCCTGTCCAACACATCACCGATAAACCGATAGATAATAGGAGCCAATACAGTAGATTTCTCACCCATCTTCTGAGCCACTTCGAAAGCCGTCATCTGTTTCTCGGCCAGCAGCAAACTCAGGAAGAAGTCATAAAAGAAGTGACGCTTGACACTTTTTTCTATCCTGTCCATCTGATCCACGAGAAAGGGTATCTGGATACCAACATTAACTCCCTGGATCTGCCCGGGCTGGTCCCCTGCCCGTAACCAGTTTGCACCGCCAGGGTTAAGATCAATCATGCCCCGTCGTTCTATTGCAGCTTCATACGGAGGATCCGCAAGCTTCTGTCCACTGACAATATTAACTTCCGACATCCGATTCGCCATCTTGACATCTTTAAGAGCGTTGCTGCCCGGGCAACGCGGATACGTTTCGCCGCTATCCAAAATGCACCGATACGCTACGGTGGGCATGGTCTCAAACCCGCTTTCACCAAGAATCGAGCCTTTTTTGATGTCCACGTAGTAAGAAGCAAACGGCATGTGTTTGACGCTCTTCAGTCCCTCTATCCGCTCTTCCCGGGGCAAGACGATCCATAGAATACTGAACTCTTTCAACGGCTGATCTTTGGCAGCTTGTACACGTTCCGGGTGTAACTTCTCTTCGCCAAAATACTTCACGGCATTTCGGTTGGAAATGTTGTATTCCCTCAGTATCATGTCAACTTCCCCATCCTCATTAACGCCGATATACATCTCGATGGGATGGAAGACGTGATACAGTAATTTGTGCTTCTTTGAGTGTTCGGTTGTGAAACAATAACCGGGTCCAATACTTACCCCGTCCCGCAGAAGCACGCCAAGAGCCTGATAAAACCCCCCGCAGTTTCCACCAGAGTTTTTAAACTCGGCATACATGGCCTCTTCATATTCCTGTAAATACCGTTTGATTTCCGGAATATCATTTAAGTTCGGCACACCGGGAACACGCCCAACCTGATATCGATTCCATTTGTAGACTGGCGAAGCCATGTATCCCAGAATCCCGTCTGAACATACCTGAACAACATGATTACCGATCCCGTCAAAAACGTTGTCCTCGGTGGTCATGCCTTTTGCGTTGCTACCCCGCATCAAAATCTCGCGGTTGGGCAACAGGTACTCGGCTTGCTTCTGCCATCTAGCCTCGTGGGGTTTACGCTGTTTCTTAAAAAGACCCAGGGTTGCAATAAGCGCCTGAGCCAGTTTCTTCTCTTCTACGGTCTCAGCCATTAACCCCTCTCCTTGGGATACATCCACGGTTGCGCCCACGGTTCAACCGTCACCTTGCCACGCTGCCACATTTTCTTTTTCTCATTCCAGGCAAACCCCTCTTTTTGCATGGCCTGGACCTGGGATTGCCACTGGGCCAGTTCGTCTTCCGAGGGACCGCGCAGAGCCTTGAGTCTGGATTTGATACCACGAATCAACGGGATAGGCGTTCCGTGTTCAGCACCCCGGGCCACGGGGTTGGGATTACGTTGTAACCATTTAGTCGATCTAAACGGAATGCGTTCGTCAGCCATGATTGCCTCCAATAAAAAACCCCACCAGAGCCTTGCGGTGATCCGGTGGGGACCAAATGTTATATCGTAACTGCAGATAGCGACAAACGGTGTCGTTGTCTACAGTAGAAATGTTATCTCAACGAATTGTACCGTCTTGTCCCTTCCAGCGGATCATATCGGTCTCGCCGCTGCTGCTGCAACAACATCGGCACCGGGTCTCGAGCGTCTGGCCGCAGGTCCGGAGCAAACAACCGCACCATCACGTACTGCAACGCATCGTGAATGTGCGAGTACTTGTTCTTCAGTATGTTGGGCAGAAACTCACCCATCAGACTCTTGTTCTGCGGGTAACAGTATCCACCCAAAAACCCGTTGATCAGTCGTGTGCAGCTGGGATCAATCAATATCCCGTCTATCCGCCCCAACATCTGATCCACGGATTCTATTCGAGCCTGTACATTCTGCTCACTCGGGGCCACCGCTACCCCGCACTGAGCCATCAGCTTGGCGTTACTGGTAAATCCGCCCTCTTTCTTTGAGTACTCAGCATTCCCCGCAGGGTCCGCCCAGTGCTCGACAGCTTTTGCCCCCGGAAACGCCAGGTTCATTTGGTGCACCACATATTTCGTGAAGTCCACGATGTTCATGCGATCATTATGGTACTCTCGAAGTATCTGTACTCTCATCGGACTCGGTAATTGTGTCACGGTACACGCCGGCCGATTTCCGCTGTTGTCCCATCCGCAATGCAACGTCCCTCCGGTCCACTTCAACGGCTCTTTGGCTACGTGATATTCCCGGCGGAAATTGTTGTACACCAACTTGCCGGATACCATGACTCCAGGTTTGCCCAAAATGTACATATCCACCCAGTCAGAATAGTCACGATACGCCAGCCGCAAATCAGCATAATAATTGACCGGCAAGTTCGCATCGTTTTCTCCCGGCGGTTGCCAAAAGCCCTCGTGGTCTTCCAGCGAGTCCACCGGCGGTAACGGTCCAGGCGGAAGCACATTCCACTTAAACTGTGAATACGTCGGGTGTTCTACATCAGGAGGATTGGTGGTCTCCATCCCAAACTTGTGCGGACACCGCTGCGGGAACCGGCCAATCCGATTCGCCAACATCCGCTTGACTTCTTCCGGAACCTCAATACTCTCATCTATCCAGTACCCAGTGACTTCCAAAGACTTGAACTTCTTGATATCCCCCGGACGGTCACAAGACCGAAAAAGAATCTCAACCTCAAACCCTTCAGGCCACTGCAAAAAATACTTATTGTTTGCTTTTTCTTCATTCCCCCATGGGAACCATTCCATAACAGTTTTCTGCGTGGTATCAGTCAACTCACGATAAGAATTCCGGATAATCACCCACCGGGTTTTCTTGATCCCATATGTACGAAACAGAGCCAGGGGAGCATATCGGCAAACTTCCCAGGCCGCGGCTGAAGTCTTCCCAGACCCCACCGGGCCGACCATGCACCGATAGGTAGCCCCCGAAGAATGAAAAAGCCGCATCGTGGGAAGCGGCTCGTAAGTCTTGGTCTCTGCTTGGTCAACGTCTGTCAATCAACTCTCCATTATCTGCTTGCCGAATAGCCCGGATCAATTTCTTTGCCTTGCGCCGACACCCCCGGAACCCATTCTTGCGCAACTCCCGGGCAACTGGCCCAACTCTATTTTTTCGTAACATCTTTCTCCCAGGGCTTGCGCATATCTTCTATAACTACCGTTAAGCCGGCAATCTCATTTCCAGAAACTTTTTGATTAATTAATTCTATACATTTGAATATCCTATCCATAACATATAAAATTAATCGCACATCACCCTTTTCTTTGGCTTGTTCGTAAATATCCAATAATTCCCGATACCATCTACTCGCCAAATGAGTAACATTCTCAGCATCCGCAAGCTTTTTTTCAACATCTGCCAGTTCCAAAAGTTTCGGCATACATTCAAGTTTATGTCTGCGTACT